AGTGCCGGGGCGTCTTGTTACACCACCATGCGGCATTACCACCATATTCGTAAGATCTGATAATCCCTCACGATATTTCTCAATATTCGTTCTGCCCTCTAATCTAGGGCTTATCTCACCAGCAGTAAAAGAACTTAGGGCAGGTGCGCTTCTTGCCATTCCTAGAACCTACTCTCAATCAAGTCACTTGCTTCCAGACGCTGTGTAGCGCTCTCTGTAGCATCGTTGAAACGTGCTTCCTTGACCTCAGCTTCATACTTGGCATACATCGTCTGTACAACGCTGTTAGAGCCTGTGATTGCATACGCAATGTTAGACGCTAATCGAGCAGACAATGCTTGTATTAGGCTTGGATCGTATTGCTGTGGATCTGTTATCTTTGCAATGTACTTTATCTTTGCTGTGCCTTCATCAGTCACCAGCTTTCTGCCCTCGATTGCAAACACAGGACCACCAGAATTGTTGGTCATATTGTCTTGTGGATACGACAGAGAACCATTGCTAAACTCTAAAACTCTTAGACAAAATGGATCTGCTGGAAGTGCGTACTGATATGTGTATCCAAAGTTAGGTGCAGTGCTATCTCGTGCAAGCTCTGCTCTGACAATCAAACAATTCCAAGGGTGTGATCTAAACACTGCATCTCGCGTTCCTTCGTAAAACTGATTAACAACACGAGCCGCTTTACTGTTTTCAGAAAAGCTAGAAATGTTTGACGCTCCTAAAAGATTAAGTGCGTAGTTAGCTATATCAACCGTACTTGCCATCAACTGTCTCCATATAAAAGAAGGGGCGGCGAACCGCCCCATCCTAGTTAGTCAACCACATACTTAATGGTTAGCTCTACAGTACCAGTTCCGGCAGCGCCGCCCATAGTAACTGTGATAGCAACACCATCTTCATTGGTATCTGTCTCTGTGCCTGAGCCTAGAGCCAGAGTAGCAAGAATGTCTACCTTCTGTGCAGATGTAGACGCAGCAGCAGCCTTATATGCAGCAGCAGACGCAGACACCGCAGAACCAGCGGCATTTGTGTGTGCAGCATACCCGACTGACAAAGTTGTAGATGAACCCATTGCATCATGTGCAAGTGATCCTTCTAGCAATCTTGCGCCATCTGGAAGAATAAACATTTCAATAACGTCACCAGACGCTAATGAAGATGCTTCGTATGTGCCATGAGCAACGCGGATACGTCCACCTAGCTCATTTGCTTTGTTCATCACGGCTGGAGTAGCTCGTGAATTAGTGCGTTGTGTTGAATAAACAGTAGCCATTTTTCAGTCTCCTTACTCGTTACAAGCAATTTCTACTACTTTTTCTTCTTCCATGCGTGTAGCACCGATAGACTGACAGTAGTAGACTTGCGTTGAATATGACTTGTCGGCTCGTTCATCAATACGTGCGGCTGGCTCTTTACCAACAGCAAGCTTAATACCATCTGACGCAAACGCAATAACCTGACGGTCACTGTTACTGTCTGTGTTTAGACGGTTAGATACGATGAATTGAAAGCCCACAAACGAGTTGATTTCACCTTGAGCCAAAGCTTTTACGGTATTGAAATCACTTGAAGTCACGGTTGTGTTGTTCAACAAATCACTGATTTGCTTTGGAGATACAACGATGTAGCGCGGTATTGACGGATCAACGCTTGCTGCATCAAGTAACTCTTTAGCACTTACTAGTTTGGCAATAGTCAAACCAGCAGAACCATGAGCAATTTTCTGGCCAGCTGGAAGCGCTGTAGAAGTGCTACCATCTTTACCAGTGTTTGCAGTGCCAAGAGCTGCTGTGATGATTACATCATCCATAGCACGACCCATAGCTGCTGCTGCTGCACGGCTGTAGGTTGAAGTCGGATCAACAAGTAAACGCACTTTGTCCTGATCGTCGATCAAGTCAGCGTACTCATAGTCTGACATTGTTACCATACGTCTGCTGTGTGGTGTTTCCACCAACGGCGTATCCGCATGGCGTGAAGTACGTAGGACAGCAGATGCTGCACCCACTTGGTCAAAAAAAGCTTTTTCGCCATTCACGCTTTCTGAATCTACCGCTGTACGCAATAGAGAACCCATTTGCTGCGATAGCATTTGGACGTTTGAAGAAAACTGATTGACAAAAGCTGTAGTAATTTGGGTAGACATCTTGTCTCTCCTACTTCTGTTTCAGTTTAAGATTGCTGCGCTTGGTTGTCTCTTGCGAGGCCTTGCTACTACTTAGGGCAGCTATTCCGCTTGTCTACAAGCTTTGTCGTGGGCCTTTCGGTTATCCACTAAACATACTCCCTGAGACGTAACACTTCTTGAATGTAAGTGTCATGCTCTGGGTGCATCTTATCCCAATATGGCCCATCTCGTCTAGTCATCTCTGAAATTTGACGTTGAGCCTCTTGTGGTGTCATTATAAGCTCTGATGGTGCGCCTTCAAGGTTATCTTCTCCAATCTGTTCCGCTAACTGCGAAAACATCTTTACAATCATTGGATGATCCCCTAACATTCGCCCGTCAGATAAAATGATATTATCAAATATTTCTGTATCACCGAGCAAATCTCTCGCTGCCATTTGTGCAAGCTCAAGTCTCTGATCAAACGCTTGACCAAACTCCTGACGTAACTCTTGCTCACCTTCATGCAAAGCTTTCTCTGTGGTCTCAGTCATATCATTTTCTAAACCACTAATTGTATCTCTGACAAAGCCCATCATTTCATTTGCTTGTGCATTTGTAAGACCAGCAGTCAATGCACGTTGACGAAAGTTTCCAACAAGATCATCACTTACGGAAACTTCACTTTCTGCAAACTCATAGGCATTTGCTTCTTGCGGTGCGCCAAGTTTTGTAAACACCTCACGCCATTCTTCTGGCGTTGCAGATTTACCAGGTATGGCTACCTTGTCGGCTCCAATCATGCGTTGTGCATGTACATAGCTTTTTGCTAGCGCACTAGGGTCCGTAAAGTTACGTAGTGATGGTTCATTACGTAGCTCTTCTGGTAAGCTTTCTAAAAAGCCAACTGGTGCGGTTTCTGGTGCAGCTTGTGCTACAACAGCTTCTGGTGCAGCTTCTTGAGATCCAGTATCTTGGATTGCCTCTTCGCTCATTGCGGTTCCTTCCCTTCGGACAACATCCTGACGATCAGCAGCAGTGCTGCTCGTTGCCCTTCGTTAAATGCAGTTTGATAAGGATCGCCAGTAAACGTGGTTGCCTCAAATCCAAATCTAGACTTGAGATCACTCAACACTCTTTCGCCGTCCTCTGTGTTGAACGTGCGTCTATAAGTCAATTTTAACTCTTCTATCTCTTTCATTAATCAACAGACCCTGCTGCTTTAATCAATGGCGCTACTTTTTGCGCGGTCTCAGCTTGCATCATCTGTTGCTGCATTTCTTGCTGCGCCGCTTCTTGCTCTGCTTTTTCTTCACGCAAGCGCCGTACCTCTTCATTGCTTCTAATAACTCGTGCTGGAATACCTGTAACCTCTACAAGATACTGCACAAGCTTGTCATCATCGAGATAATCCATCACAGGAGCAATCTCTGCTACCTGCATCATTACCTCAAAACCTCTAAGCATAGACTGTAGGTCTGTAAGCTTCTGTGCTTTTGCCAATGGTGACACATACTCAATGTCGATGTCTTGGCCCTGTAGTTGCTCCGGAGCAGCAGGGAGGAGACCATTCCGGAGCAGCAACGCAAAAGACCGCGAGATCAGAGGCCGCAACAGTTCCGATTGCAACCTGCCCAGGACAGGTCCGAGAAGCCTCATTTTCTCTTCATTGCGCTGCAACACCTCAGTCGCTGTCATGGCTGGGCCTTGTGACATGAGCAACTGATCAACAAAGAAAGCTTCACGTATTGCATTACGTCTTTGCTCTTCCATGTTTAAACCTAGTGGATTGTTTGCGCCGATCTGCAACGGCTCCAACCTATCTCTTGTGCCTGTACGAAAAAAGTTTAGTGCGCCTGGTGTTGTTCTGACTGGCAAAACAAAACCGTCATCCGGAACCATCAGCGGTGGGTCAA